TCACGTCGATATTGTCGCCTATCTTTACCATACCCGCCCGCGTTGCGGTGGCTAGTGGTAATTGCCCTTGCGGAAGGTTAATGTTTTTGGTCGCTCCGTAAAGGCAAAGGGTCGCAGGAATTTCTTCCTGCGGGATTTTTGTCGTATATACGCGGAGTTTGCCGTCAAGCGTTTTACACGCCTTGCTTATACCGTAAGCGTCCGCCAGTTTTAAGTTTTCGGCGGAAAATATAAGTTGCGGTGTCATTGTTTCTGCAATATTTTCGTTGGCTATATCCGCGTAATATGAATAGTCGCCTACTGTTTGCTCAGTCCAGCCTGGTGTTGGTATGATAATATCGGTTACGAACACGCCCGCATTATTTTCGCTTTGAAATGTGAGTTCGTATCTTGTCCCGCGTATAACCGGAGAAAAGATTTTAGTTTCCGCCTTTTCCATTATCTTTCTCCCCCTGTTCCTTATCCGCTTCAACTCGTTCTTTTATCTTCTCGCTTAAATCATCATCTCGTCTAAACTCCATAATCAAACCGCCTCCGTTTCTTTCACTTTTGCCCAACCAAAACCAACGCCGTAAATTTTCGCGCTTCCTTTGCCTTCAAGCGTCCATTTTACCGCTGTACGGGTTTTTTCCGCCCCCTCTAAAGGGAGAGCAAACTCAAAACGACTTGCCGTTATTCCTGCGTTTTCGTATTCTTCAACCGCGACTTTTTTCATCTCCTGCCAGTTTTCAGTTTCAAAATTCGCCGCGTAACTTACCGCTATATTCGCTCCCCTTGGCGCGGTAAATGTTACCTCCGCCGGGTTTGTTTCCGTGTTTACATCGACGTTTGATATTTTTTCACCGTTCGCAAATAATTCAACCGTTGAATAGTCGATTTTAGTTGTTTCGTCAATGGGAATGGTCTGTTTACTCCCCGTCCCCGTACCGATCAGCTTTTTATCGACGTGAATAATTTCATCGTTAAAATTTACGAACGCTTTAATATTTACGCCGTCAAGTTTGCCGTGTCTAATCATCGCTTGACTATACGCAAGTTTCTTTATACCGTCTTTCTTAAATTCGTGATATTTGCCAACAAGCTCTTCACCCGCTCTCATATCGCTGTAAATAAGCGTTTTGGTATGCCCCGCTGTGGTTCTGTAGATATAGGTCTTTGAAATATCGTAAGTGTTCAAAATATCCTCTTTTACCATAATCCTCAAAATATTGCCGTTTTTGGATAAACTCTTGACCTCAATAATCTCGCTGTTCTCGCCGTCCGATATTTGACAAATCATACCTTGATGAATGCCGTCAAGCGTGTCAACACCAATAGCTCTTGCGCCTGCGGTTATGGCGTTTACTTTTACTTTCAGTGTGTCAATTTCAGAAGTGTCCGCTGAAAAATCGTTGTAATAAATCATATTGGACAAATCAAGGATATTAAAGAGTTCACTTTCGGCAGAACTTGGAAAGTTTTCGTTATAAACCCAAGTCGCGGCGGGATTTATCGGTTCTGTAGAGCTGTATATAACCTTTGAGGATGCGTTTTGTCTAAAAGCGAGGTTTAGGATTTCCTGCTCGTTTTGACTTATTCGCCCTTCCAAATATGGAATGCTCGCCGTGTCGCCGCCAAGAATGAGAGAGCGCATATCGCTCATGCTCATTCGTTCAAATTGTCTTTTTTCACCATTATTTACCCATATATTAAAGGTATTTGTAACTTTAGTATCGCTTATTTGAGCAAATTCGGGATGCGGGTTTGTACTCGATAAATGCTCATAGTATTCAGCCCTCGATACAGAGCCTACGCCTTCCGTAATTGTCACTTCGACGTTTTCAATCTGATCGACAACAATGATTATGCTGTATATATCGTTAATAATTTCCCCGGAAGCCGTTGTGGGAATATAGGTAGATTCTTCTCCCGTATTTCTGTATGCGTATAATACCTCGTCGCCCGTTTCGGGGTCTTTGGCAAACACGCCTATTTCTTTAGCCCAAAACCCGTGTTCAAGTTCCGCGTTTTTAATTTCGCAGTCTAAAATTGCCGTTCCCGTCCCGTCTACTCGATAATAAGCTACGGGGAGCGTCATCTTTGGCGATATAACAACCGTCATTTCTCTTAAATGTTGCACAGCGGGGGGAACATCTCCGTCGCCTAAAACCACTTTGGATATTTTAAGCGTGTTTCCTACAATGCACTTTGCCATAAGTTTTTTGCCCACATTGGTTAGAACTGTGTTCCTTTTGACTTCCGTTTGAATTTCATCAGCCACGTTTAGCCCTCCTTAAATTTCGCAACCAATAATTTTTCTTCCGCCTGTGTAATTAAAAAGACCTGCTCTAAAGTTAGTTAATCCGCTTTGAGTAGGTCTTTCAATATTTATTTGTCTTTTCGCCCGTTTTGCGACGTTTATCGCTACTTTCGGCGTTAATACCGATTTACTAAAGTTTGTTAAACGTTCAAAACCTTCTAAATCAGCGTTTATCTTCGTATTCGCGCTCTTATGCAACGCTGTTACAACGCCTAAGTTATGAGTACTCCCTTTTGCTATATCCACGCCCACGAAGATTTTCCCGCTTCTCTTTACCGCGCTTCCTATGAATAGTTTAGTTGTTTCATTCTCCGGCAGGTCTAAAGGAACAGTCCTTTTCCCGCTTGTTTTATACGCATATCCTATTCTAGGCGTAATATAAGCGTTCTTTTCTTTAAAGATTTCGGGTAAATCATCTTCGTCTATGTCTATTCGGATAATTCCCGAAAAACTGTCGACAATTCCGGCTTTTAGCTTCGCTTCTTCTCTTGTTGGATAATCAAGGTTTATTTTCGTAAGCCCCGCATTCATATTTGCTATACCAATGCTTATTTTACCCTCGGTATTTTCGGGACTTGCCAACGGTATTTTTGTAAGTCCGCCCTGCATAGTTGCGATACCAACGCGGATTTTACTCTCCTCGTCGTCCATATGAATTGTGTCGTGAATATCCACATATTCAAGTTGACTCCGCACGTTTTTGACGTTTTCAAGCATTTTTAAAATCTTTGGATATGTGTCTTTATCCTGCATTGCTCCAAGTTTTAGCCTAAAAGTATAAGGCTTTGCTCCCGTATCGAACCATTCGGCAACTTCTACCTCTTTGTTCAATACGGATATAACCTTTTTGACGGCGTATAATGTGCCTTTATACTTATGCACTTTTAAGCTGTCTTTGACAAGTTCGCGCTTTATATCAAGACTAAAACCCATATCGTAGTCATCGACGTGAGTTAAATATGCAAGGTGGTCTAAAAGTTCATGCGGGAGTTCGTCTATTCTTGAATATAAAAGTAAAATGTTCGGGTCAATTTTAAATAGTTCGCGATCGACGGCTTCGGCGGGTTCTCTTACATTCTCATAATCAATAGAAAAGGGCAGGTTTTCATGTAAATGATAATCAATCATTCATCTTCACGCCCTTTCAGTGTAAGAGAAATATTGTTCGCCACGGCTACTTCTATATTTTCAAGCGATACAAAATCCGGCGATTTTATTTTTATGCGTTTTATCCCGCTTATGGATTTCAGTTTGTAAATAAGCTCGTCTGTGTTAATATCTCGCCCAAGTTTAGACTTTTGCCATAACACATATTCATTCACCGCAGTTATAGCCTCTTTTTGAACCGCCGTAGCGTCCGCCGTGTCTTTTATATAGTATTCAACATCTAAATCGTAACTCACTATTTTAGGCGGCAAACATTCCACTTTATCCGTAAACGGTCGTATCTTTTCGGCGTTTACAGCGTCGTACACCATATTTAAAATTTCAACGCCGGGAATTTCACCGTTTTCAAGAAGTATATACAGCCGTACAATTCCGGCCAACTCTTATTTGAATAGGGTTCAACATCGACAATCAAAGAACTCGCTGTCATTGCCCAGTATCTATACGCGCCTTTAGAACCTGCGTTTGAAAATTTTTCCGGGGCTTCATGTATTCTTTCTCTATAGTGTATGTCGCTTTCTCTTTCAGCTCCGCCTTCCGTTTTCGTCGTATTTGCCATACTTGTCACATAAGGGATAGGGTCGACAATGGTTTTTATTTCCCCCGCCATATAATCGTTTCCGGCGTCGCCTGTTTCTAAGCATTTGGCGGGTAAAAATATTTCAGTTTCGCCTTTGGGTATCACTCCGCTTTCAGTCAGCGCAAAATACAACTTATCGCCGTTGGATATTCTTATTCCTGCGGGAATATCGGTATCCCGCTCTCTTACATTGGAGAGTGTAATTTTTATCGTAGTAACCGCCGCTGTAGCTTCAAGTCGCGTTGTATCGGTAAGCGCGCCTAAATGGTCTAAATAATCGCCCTCCGCGTATTTTAGCAAATTCATCTTTCCTGCATAGTTTATCTCGTTACGCAGTCTTACAAAGGCTTCAGCTATAACCATAAGAAAAAGTCTTACCGGGTCGCCTTTGGCAAGCGTTCTCTCCGTTATGCTTGTATATTCTTCAAGTAATGCGGCTAACATATCATCCGGACTTGCGTTTATAAATTCAACGTCTTTTAAATCACCCAATGTCACGAACGCTCACCTCCAATCTTGGGCTAAGTTTTCCCGTATCTTCACCCGTAAAGGTTATTTTCTCGATTTTCGCTCTTGGTTCGTAATATCTTATAGCTTGTATGATTTCATTCGTAAATCTCGCCTTTGCTTGATTTATCGGTTTATCCACAATAGAAGCGTCAATTCCAAATTCTCTGTCTAACGGTATTGTGTACTTCATCGTACTTATAATTACTCTGACGTTTTGCAACACTTCTTCAACAACGGAAGCGGGGGCAAAGTTTATTTTTTCGGCTTTTCCCATTAAATCTACCAAATACGCCATGTTACCGCCTCTTTCTGCTATCGTCGTATTCCTTCAAACTTACGGACAATTCTGCAAATATTAACTCGCCTTTGCCGTCGTAATACGTATTGTCAACCGACAAACTTTCAATTCTCCAATAGTTTTCGGATAACGGCGCGCCCCCTAGCACCAATGGAAATACTTCGCCGTTATCCATCATTTGACGCAAGGTTTTTATTTCGTCCTCCGGATTTATCCCGTGCATAGCGGATAAATTGATTTTAAATTGTATCTGCTCTAAATCCGCGCCCGCGAACTCCCCAATGGGTTTTCTTAAATGAAGATTATGGTCAGTCCACCTTGCGGAGCTTGAACGGGTTAAATTCGCCGGCGTTCTTAATTCTTTCTCGGACGCTACAAATACAACGTCCCCCATATATCCAACCTGCGCCATAAGTCTAGCCCCCTATAAACACATTCTCGCTGCCCTCTGCAACATTACCCCCGCAACTTACCGGGTCATCAACTCGCCCTGCGGGTTTGCCGTTTATGAATACTGTGCCGCTTCCTTCCGCTATAACTCCAATATGTGGGTCGTGTATATCGCAACTGTGCATAATATAAGCGTCGCCTTTTCTCCCTGCGGGCTCTCCGTTAATGAATACGTCGTCGCTGCCTTCCGATAATTCAGTTGGTGGGCAAGCGTCGTGACCTGTGTTTTTATCGCCTTTTCTTGTCGCTTTTGGCATAGTGTCACCTGTTATTCAAGTCAATCTTATCAGCGTCTAAAGATATCCATGTCTTCACCAATTTAGGCGGGTCTGGAATTGTGAGTTTTATTGTCGCTTTTTTACCATTTTCTTGCGTTGTGAGATTTATTCCCGCATCAACATTATCTTCTATATTCGGCGTTGCAAATTTCGCAGTCGTCATTCGGTTAGTTATTTTATCTACAGCGGTCAATCTTACGGCGGCTTTTGAGGTTTCTCCTTCAACCCCGGCAGTAGTTAATCTTAATGTTGTTTCAGCGTTTTCTTCTTCATTGACAACCGTTAAATTTATAGCTTTTACCGCGTGAATAAAGATTTCGCCTTCCTTGTAACGTATAAAACACCCGTCCGGCCATACGACGCTTCTCACTTTCGCATCGTCTTCCACAGGCGTATCTTCATTGCTATAAATCGCGCCAACTATAAAACCTTCCCCCATACCTTTACCCGCGAAATTCGGCGTTCTCACA